CTTGAACCAAACATCCGAGTGGCGTACAAGTTGCAGATACTTCGTGTTCAACATATAGAGAGGCTGTGAGCCAGCGGCTACAGTTCCTGTCGAAATAGCTGCGTCAAATGTTATTGGCGCACCCTTGAACATGAGGTTCTGGAAGCCAGCGTCAGCCATGTCAGTATCCGTGTAACGGATGTTGCTGGTGAGCAAGCTTTCATATTTTTCGTAGCCCTGTTGGGACGTGATAATGATGGTCGGTTGGTCATTGCCAACAGAAACATCATTGTACAACGTCGCCATCATTGCTGTGGTAAGGGAAGCGACACCACCAGAAGCGGTTTCTGCTGAAGTCCACCATTCATTAACGCTGTTTGCAGCACTTGGGTCAATTCCGCCAAGTGTGTTAGCGGTAAGGGTTGAGCCATCAACAATGTGATCGATGCCTTCCCAGTCTTTGCCACCATTACCAGTGCCATCTGCGTAGAACATGGTGTTCATGTTCTCAATGATGGTTTCTTGGGTTTGGAAGATTTTGCCTTCGAGAAGGTCAATGATTTGAGCTTCGCCGTTGTTTTTGGCTTCTTCCATACCGTTAATGGTTACAGTTGCAGCGTACTGTTTCCAGTCGTACTCGGCAGCCGAAATGCCTGTCTGAGCAGTCGTAGAAATAGTATCGGTTCCGCTGTACGAGCCAGCGGTTGAGTTGGTTCCATAAATTACTGGAACAACGATCTTTGCGCCACCCGAAACTGTTCGCATGGTTTGACCATTTGTCAAAGCATAGAACAATGGGCGAGCACTAAAAATGTTGTCTACTAATTTTGGAACATAGTTATTGAGAGTCGTTGTCAGAATCTCATCAAAATTGCTGTTGCCAGCCATTTTTTGCTCCTAAAAGGTTAAGTGCTTAATTGTTGTTTTGCCCGTTCAAACGCTTCTCGGATGCTAGATGGTGCTGTATCAGGCTGGGTTTGCTGGGTTCCCGCTTGGGTTGACCCTCCAGGTGTAATCACAGACGCATCACGCTTTTTCTGAGTAATTTCTTGCTCCTGCTGAAGTTTGTCAGCAGTAGCTTTAACATCACCGAATCTCCAGTGAGTATAGGCTGCATCTAAATTGCTAATTCCGTTCTTCACAGCGTGGCGAAGAAGTTCCTTAGCATCAAATTCACCGTATTTCTCTTGAAGATTTGTAACCTCACGTTCAACGGTTTGCTGACGTTGCGCTTGTTCCTGCTGCTCAATCTTCTTTTCAAGCTCTCGTAGCTTTTGCTCAGTTGGATCAAGATCTTCCCAGTCCTCAGCATCTTGAGAATTGGCAATTTCTACACCAAAAGATCGCCCTAAAGCTTCCAAAGTCCCCTTTGGATCTGACTCCAAAGCGGAAACGATTGACTCAGCTTGACGCAAACGGTCCCGTTCAGCCGATAATTCCTGCGTTTTGCGGGTATAATCCGCTTGACGCTGGTATCCATCTCGAAGTTCTTCCAGGCTGACCTCTGATTCCTCACCGTCAATCTTGACAATGTAGGTTTCACCAGGTTCCTGTGGAACGTCATCAAAAGTTTCTGGAGTGTCCTCATAAGTGGATTCCAGGTCTACTTCATTTTCTTGAGGCACTAGCCCCTCCTAGGAGTCTGTAAAGTTGCTCCTACTAAGAGTAGCATAATGTCCCACTACAGGGATGGAAGCTCCATTCCCATCTGGTTTTGAAGCTGTAAAAGTAATTCGGGTGGAACACCACCAGTGGGGGCAAATGCCCCGTCCGCCCCCATATCAGGGGATACAGGCGGTACTGGCGGCATCCCACCTGGCACAGGGCCTTCAGAAGGAACTTGACCCTCTTCTGCGGCAACTTCTGGGCCAGGAGCCTGAACAAGGAATTTTTCGGGATCTTTAATACCGAAACCTTGTTCAAGGACATGAACAGCAAGCGCTTGCGGGTCAATAACTTCCCCGACAAGCGGAGCAACAGCGTTCATCAACGAAACTGCTTGTTGCTTTCGTATTGTATCGTTCATGGGCTGCGTAGAGCCTGCTTGAACCGAGAAATCGTACTCTCCAGAGATCATATCTCGGTCAAATTCAAAGAATATATCTTCTCCGCCTCTAGCAGTAATCCTAGCTACATGCTCTCCAGTCATAAACTGCTGCATTAGCTGGATAACGTGACGAGCCACATCAGAAATAGCTATCTCGACTATTGCTAGCTTATCTGCTGCTCTAGCATTCTGAGCATCTGCGATAATGCTAGCTTCTGTCGCTGTTCTCCGTATTTCGGGCATAGCCCCTCTGGCATATTCCGAAATACCTGAAACAGTATTTATATCTTCTTCAATAATACTTGAATAGTTGTATATTTCAGGGCTCAGGGGGATTTGAGGCATCGGTACAACAACCTCTTGGAGAGGTTTGTTTTCGTCCACCACGGGGACGAGCCTACCGTCCTCATCAGATTCAAGGGCTTCGCGACCTTCAGGTCCGAATGAGCGTTCGTGATAAAGATATTTGCGCGCATAACGCTTTCTATCGTTCATCAACTGGCTACGAGTTTTATCTAGTTCCAGTTGGAGGGATTCGATGGACTCTAAATCTCCAATCGGATAGAAATGGTCAGGGACATCGTAGTTTCGTATCATTACGAAAGGCTGTCCATATGCGTAAGGCATAGGAACAGGGTCTACAAGAAATTCTTCTGCACCGTCAGCGTATATACCAACTGTGTTTTCCAAAATGTCGTAGAACTCCCAGATTACAACTTGGTCGCCTACGAACTCGCCTTTACCGTCATGGTATTCTGGCGTTTCGGTGTCTATGACTGAGCTAGAAAGCCGTTTCCTTACGGAAGCTTTATAGCGTTTATCTTTCTGGGCTTCTTCAACTGGGCGCACAATTCGTTGTGCTATCCATTTGGCATCTGCCATGCAGGTTGCTGCTGGATCAACAAACACATCGAAAGGCGAAACCCTTTCAACGAATGGCTGATCTTCAACGATTGTCATCGCTGATTCAGGAATGCTAGCGATAATATCGTCGTCTGTAGGAAGATCTGCCGCCATTTCAGGGTTCTCAATGGCGAAAGTATCGGCTTCGAGCATCGCTGAGCCGATCATTTCTTCTCGTTGTTCGTCTGTTAGACCTTGTTCTTGTTCAACGAATTTCCAGCCAACTTTAAGCCAACCGTGTCCTATGACAAGGAAGTCTTTAACAGCAGAACGGAAAGGAGTTCTAAAGTCGTGGTGCCGCCACATATAGTTGGCGACACCTTCGACTACAGCAGCCCGAGCAGAGTCCATAGGATCCGTAGCTTGAACAACTATCTTTGGATAGTTCACAGCTACAGAAGGAGCAATAACATTAACTGTAGAAAAAGCTAAGTTTACAGCAATCAGGTCTTGTTTAGAGGAAGTCGTTGAAGGCCAATGCTTGCCCCTGTAGAGGTCTATTAGCCTACGCCAAGTACGTTCAAAGTTTTCCTGATCTCGCCAATTTTCGCATTTGTCTACTTTCTCAATGTAATCAGAAAGCTTTTCTTGACGAGATTTTCTAGGCATTAAAACTGAACTTTCTCTGGGATCTTTTCTATGTTACGGCCCTGAGATTTAGCTTCAGCAAAAACTTTAGCTTCTCGTTCACGCTTAGTAAGCCCCTGCTCATCAGAGGGCAACGTGGACTGGAAGCCTTGTCCAGTCGATACCGTAATCGACTTTAGGCGAAGCCTACGTTCGTAGAGTTCCTGAAGTTCTGTAAGGGAGACATTGCCTCGCCGTTCCAGAACATATTCAGTGAACTCTTCAAAGCTGGCCCCATCTGGGAGGACAGCCATATTTTAACCAGCGTCTGAGCCGCGAAAGTTCGGCTGTTGAGCTACATGCTCTACCGAACCTGAGATACCATGCTGGTTTTTGGGGGTTTCGCGTGTTGCTGGGGTACCATAACCACCTGTTTGGTTCGCATATTTAGTTGCGTCCATACGTTGTTTCGGTGATTGAGGTCCGCCAGGAGTCCAGATTGGGTTAGCAGATACACTGCCGCCCCGCTCCATCTTAGCGTTTTTCCCTTTCGCCCCATCAACGGTTTCAGTACCGTTGGTGTGGGAAACAAATTTAGCCATTACAGCCCTTCCTGTGGAACATGCTCCTATTAGTTAGGTTAATGTGTCCCACGAATAGTATTCAAGCCTATTTGTAGCGGATCCGCCGTACTGTGACCAGGTAGCAGCCTAGCGAACCAGTCAACAGTCCAATAATCGTCAACTTCTGGCGCATATTCAGGTTCATGTGCGAATTTACGCATCTGATTAGCTAACGCAAGAGCCATAACCCTATCATCGTAAGGAGATCCCGACATCGTGCCTCTGTCGTTACGAACGAATGTTCGTAACTCTGCCAATGTGTGTTTATCCCTAATAATAAGCTCTTCGTTTCGTAATGCGGAACTCAAATCGTCAATCATTAACGGTTTAGAAGTTCTTGTTGTTTTCCACCCGTATTCTTGACTAATTCTGTTATTCACGTTGTTTAACTGTCTGCGTCTAAACAAGTTCGGGTAACCAAGATGACGCAACTCTGTGATTGTCGTAAGCCCGTGGTTATTCGATTCAACACAACACAAAGCATTGCGATACCACAGCCCTAACGCCATTACTTCTTCAGCCAGCAAATCTGGGGCTATATGGCCATGCCAGATCGCTACTTGTTCTCCGCTACCCACATCCAATACTTGGATTACAGAGTAATCGCCATGACCAAGACCTTCCGCAGTGTCTACCCCCATAACATAGGCAGACATGCTTTCTGGCGCTTGCCAAACTTCAACACTCACGACGGCCTAAATTCTGCCGAACGACCATTAAGCCGCATGTACCCAACTTCCCCACGAATCACGTTGCGTTCCATCGCTTCCAGAATATCCAAATCAAATACAGGGTTACCTGACTTTACAAACGCTTCTTCTGGTGTAGTTGGATACTCCTGAGCAAGCTGCCACGGCAGCATTGACTCAATCTTCTCCTGATACCAAGAGTCCCCTCTATCTTCAGTCGCAGACCAAGGATAAAACATGGGCTCAAACTTGTTTGACCCCGTAGTAGCCCCAACCCACAACTGATGATAGAAGTTACCTGAACCATTAGCAGTACTTAGGCCAATGATCCGCCCTCCCACGTCCGCCACGGGTTCAATGCTCGCCCATGCCTCTTCAGGGTTGGGGAGAAAGGCCCATTCGTCAACGACAATAAGTGTGGCCGATTCACCACGGGCAGGATCCGACGCCGACGGCATTGATGTAATCTGCGATCCGTTATCGAAACCCATTCGCTGTTGGTGTTCCACCAGGGACTTAGGTCCACGTTCTACCATCCATTTCGGTAAGTGTTGGTATCCGTACTTACTTTTCCGAAGTAACAGTACGGATTCCCTCTCAGTTCGAGAGAGATCAATAATGTTCTGGTCTGGATGAAAAAAAGCCAGCCAGAACTGGTGAGCCGCAACAAGCGTGCTCCACCCAATCTGTCGCGCTTTTAACGTAAGCGAATATCTATTTGCTGCCCAGTGGTCGATAGCTTCCTTCTGAGCTTCACGTAAAGCAAAAAGAATACGCCCGTGAGCAGGGTGAGCAATATGCCAATAGTTCTGTAAAAAATATCCCTCGTTCTTGACACACTTCCTCCATTCGGCTTCCTGCCGAAGTTCTGCTATTCTAGACATTGTGCTTACCAATCATTACTGGTGGATCCCAGAGGCTTTAACCCCACAGCAATGCGACCAGATCGACCACGCTGCTGCGGAAATCCATGAGGTCGAAGGGATCCATTTCGGGGACGAAGGCGGACAACGAAACTCTCAAATATCTTGGATATACGATGATTCCATAAGCGAGATAATTTGTGCTTGGATACGTCAAGCAAACAGAGAAGCAGGCTGGTACTACGACCTACAAATACCAGAAGCCGTACAATATACTCGCTACCGCGAAGGCGGTCAATATGAATGGCATATCGACGGAAACCAAGATCAGCATGCCGCCCGTAAACTCGTCCAGTCAGCACCGAACCCCATTCCATTAAACATCACCCCATTCCCAGAGTTTCAAGGAACTGTACGGAAACTTTCAGCAACAGTCAACCTGTCAAACCCCGAGGATTACAACGGAGGGGAACTCCAGCTTCGTTGCTACGACCAAATGCACATCTTCAACGAAGCCCCCAGAGGCTCTATGGTCGTATTCCCCAGCTTTATCGAACATCGAGTAACCCCAATCCAATCTGGAGAACGCAAAGCCGCTGTCGTCTGGTACAACGGCTACCCTTTACGCTAACAGCCCATATCTTTCCGCAATTTCTCCCACACAGACCACTGGCCTTCAGTCCAATTATGGTCAATCGTATTATACAACTGCGAACACTGAGGCCCATAACCAGGCACCAAATCAGTTCTAACTATAGGCGCAGGCTCAGACTTCTCATTACCAGGCCACAACATCATAAGACCAGATATACCAGCAATAAGAGCCACAACAGCAGCCGTAATAGCTTTAATGATCTTCTTGATGGACTCGGCCCAAACATCAGTTCGCTCAGCGACATCTTCTATTGACATAGACCCCCCTAACGCAGACGGGCTCTACCCCCAGCCCCCTGCCTAGCTCTGTTTCTCGATGTACTCTCAGGACGCAAACTCCCGTCTTTGCCATGAGACATATCTTTACCCCGTAAATCCACGCCCCGAGCCTTCGCTCGGCGGCGTGCAGTACTCAACTCCGACCGTTTCTTCCTCTGAGCAGGCTGCTTACCAAACTTCGTATCATAAGCAGACTTCTTACGCCTAGCCTCAGGATTAGAACGATAATACTTAGCAGACTTCTTAGGATTCTTAACCCTAGGCGAAGCCATTACTGACAACTTTCACAAATATCCACCTCATCCAACGAACACTCAATAGGCTCATCATCCAAAAACGGATCAGTCAACAAATCAGGACGCTCCCCCATCTCCTCAAGCTGCATCCACATCCCATCATCATGCAAATCTTGACGATCACTCATTTGCGGCGAGCATTCTTAACAGGCTTACCAGTCCTCTTAGACGCACGCTTAGCAGCCGCACGCCCCTTAGCCGAATAAGAATAATGCTTATTGCCAACCTTAGGCATCCTCACTCCTTAACTCACCAACCAAACTTTCCAACTCCGCAGCCAACTCATCATCAGACAAACCAGAAGCCTCACGCTCATCCTCAACAAGCACACGACGCTTCGGAGTAAACTTATCTATATACTGCAAATACAAAGTAGCAGCCTTCACATCGCCCTGAGCCGCCTGCTTATACAAAGCATCAACAACAGACTGTGTTCGCTCAGGGTGAACATTCAATTCTGCCGCCCTGCGGTCCCACTCACGGACAAAACGAGGATCCGATTTCCAACGCCTCAACGTGCGATCATTAACACCCCGATCCGAAGCCCACTCCTTCTGAGTAGCAGGCTCACGAACCTCCGACAACAACCAATCCAAAAACTCAGACCAGTCCGAAGGCATCACCTGTTCACCTGACTCGGGGTCAGTTTGCCACTTCATAACAGTCCTCCTACCAATAGACCTACAATGTCCCATTTTGGGACACCCCCAACTATATAGTAGAAAC